CAGCAGATCGGAGACAAACTTCAGGTCAGCTATGACGTGCTTAATCAACTGATTTTGCAATCGTACAAAAGCACCATGAATACGCCTGTTGTGTTTGAGGTGCAGGAGAAACTTCGGTTGGCTATTGAGGATTGACATTAAAAAAGGCCCCCGTTTTGGGGGCCTTGCTGTTTACGCCGGAAATCAGGCGTAGGCAGTGGTGTCGAACGGGGTGTTGACCAGCAGACGAGCCACAGGGACCATCTTGGTGGTGCTGAACACCAGATTCCAAGAAGCGGTGGCGGCAAGGTTGCCGGTAGTGGCAGCGTTGGTGGGGTTGTCGCCAGCGGCGGCCCACTTGGTGCCAGTGATGTGGTAACCGTAGTGGTAATCCACAGCCAGCACATCCTGCATGGACAGGATGTTGCGGTCGGCGGCAAGACGCAGATCTTGCTGCACGCCCTCGGACACAACGCCAGACTTGAACAGATAGACGGGATACTTCACCGCGTGGGTGGCAGTACCGCCGGCCAAATAGGTCAGTTGGTCGTCGATCACGACGCGGAGACCAGCGAAGTAAGGCACTTCCGTTTGACGGACGCCCACACCACCGGAACCCCAAACGATTGCGCCCGAGGCAGCCAGTGCAGAAGAGCTGAACTGGAGCATCCCTACCTGCTGGAGGTAGTACGCAACGTTGGAGTGCATGGCGATGCTGTCCAGCTCGTCGCCGCGCTCACCCAACTTGGCCTTGGTGGACACTACGTTGGCCACGTTCAGGAAGTTGGCCTCGGTCATCGAACCGGGGACACCAGCGAACGATTTGTCGCTTTGGTTGGGACCAAGCACGCCAGTGCCGCTAATACCGCCGAACAGACCCAGCAGTTGGGAGGAGAGAGTTGCGGTCTTGAGCTTGTTGATCGCAGCGGTCAGCTGGTCACGAACGTGGCTCAAGGGGTCAGCACCAGAGCCGAGCTTGCTCAGATCGTCTGCGGCGTAGGCAAAGCCACGGTGCAGAATCGTCATGATCTGCTCGTCGGCAGTCACGTTCGAAGGAACGAGATAGCCACCGCCGCCACCCCAGGTGCTGTTGCTGAGAATTTGGGTCTCAGAAGGGGCGATCGGATCGAAGAAAGGAACGCGGACGCGGGTGCCGCCGGCGCGTGCATCCAGAGCAGCGTTGCGCTGGATGATGCCGCTTTGGACCCACTTCGATTGCTCGAAGATGCCCTCAGCGGTGTACTGAAGAAACTCGGGGCGAGTAACAAGGTTCGAGAGGAATGTTCCTCCCGAATAGTTGCCGTTAAAAGCAGACATGGGGTAGCTCCAGTGGAGTCGTGGTTAGCGGTCGCCCCACAGGGGCTTATTTCCCGGCTTCGGCTCTCAACAAACGAGCGCGGTCTGGATCTTCCGACAGCATCATCATCTGTTGGGTGATGTTCCAGCCCTCTTGTGACCAAGGGTTGGTTTGTCCGGGAAGGGCGGTGGCACGGGCACTACCTGTGACACCCATCCCGGCGCGGTTACTAGCAGCAAAGTGATGCTCGTAACCACTGCCGGGGTTTTTCAAGTTAGCGATATACTCGCCAACCGGAACTTCAATGCCTCCAACAACAGCCACAGGCTGTCCATCTTTGGCACGAAGATTCTCCTGCACCAAACGATACAACTGATCGGGTGCTAGTGCACCAGCCTGTGATAGCTGGGCGATTGCGGAGGACTTCAGTTGTTCTTGGCTGAAATTTGCCTCCATCGAGGAAATTTTAGACTCGCGTTCTGCAAGTTGTTCTTTCAGGGACGCTACGGTCTCTTGGGCTTGCTCCCACAGAGTTCTGAATTCACCAGATTCAGCCAACTTTTGAGTTTGGGCTGATTCCTGCGCGGCTTTTAGCTCGTCGAGTTGTTGTTGCAAAGACTCACGGTTGTCGCGGTCTTTGCGGCGTTCGGCGATTAGCTCTGCGTTCTTTGCCTTGAGTGCTTCGAGTTGGGCGGCCAGATCGGAGCTTTCAGCCACAGGCTGAGGCGCACCAGTCTCCACAGGAGTAACTGGGGCTTGCTGTTCTTCGGGCACAGTCGTGTATTACTTGGACAGTATTACTTTAGCAGTTAAGAATTTGGCGTAACTGCTTCCTCTTGTTGCACGGGGGGTTCTGGGGTTTCGGTGGAGATTTGCTCCAGTGCTTCCAGCTCCTCTTCGACGTTTACGGTGTCGGGCAGGATCTCGCCACGACGCAGAATCTCCAGCAGCGTGCCGTCGCTGATTTTGCCCATCTGGTTGAGCTGGGTCAGTACCGAGATGTCTTGGCCAATTAGGCGGTAGTAATCGAAGTCGCGGTCGATGTGGATCTCAGGGGCTTCCATGCCCACGTACTCGGCGGCAAATCCGAAGGCTTGGTTGAGGGCGCTTTCTAGCTCTTGGCTGATGATTGAAAGGACGCTGTTGGACTGCGCTTGGTCGATGCGCTTGGCCTCGGCAGATTCGGCGACAAATTTTTGGCCGAAGAGTTTGGTGACGCCCAACGTGGACATTTGGCCCTCCAGTGACTGGAGTTCGTTCATTTGGGCGTCAAAACTGGTGGCGTCAGCTTGCACGTAATACGCTTTATTGCCCGGTTGCATGGCAATCGCGTAGTTGACACCCATCGTTGCCGAACCAGTGGTGTCGTCCCAGCCCTCTAGGACGAGTGTGGGCATTGCGGCGATGTGTAAAGCGTGGATGAGATCGGCTTGGCGTTGATAATGCGTGATGTTGAGGTTGGCGATGTCCAGCAATGGTGGCAGGGATTGCAACATGCCGCGCCGGTTGCTGTAAATCGGAACCAGCGGGATTTGGTCGAGGCTGTAGCCGCCGCTTTCGCTGAACTCAACGACGTCTTGGCCCAAGGTGTAGAGGTCATAGCGGCCGGGGTAGATCACCCGCATTTGCTCGATTTGCTCCTCGCCGAAGTCGTTCAGTGGGCGTGTCGTGTACTCGTGGATGCGGACTTGGGTAAGAGGGGCGCCAGGCATTGTGCTGGCTTGGCGCCAACCCCAGATTTGGGCGGCGTCGACGTGGATAAAGTACGGGCGGCGGCCTTGGGCGCGTTCTTCGGCAAGGTTTCGTGCTCCCATTGCTGCTGGGTAATCCACCAAAATGGCGCTGTGGCCGTAGGTCAGGCTGCTGACAAGGGCGCGGCGGGCATACTCATTGATGTTGGAGCCGATGCCGTCGATATTTTCTGCTAGCTCCAGCCAGTAGGGGTCGCCTTCAATGTGGATGGGCTTGCGCAGAATGGCGCCGGCGGCTGTTTCGATTAGCCGGCTGGTGTAAGGGCTGAGAACGCTGCGGTCGACGCGGGTCTTGTAGGCGTCGTCATCTTCGCGGGGTTCTTGAGGAAGGTATTTTTCGCTTTGATCGCGTAGGTATTCCGTGCCGTTGGTGACCGCTGCCATCACGCTCCAGTCGGCCATCATTGCGATGACGTCGAGGTTGCGGACGAACGGCGACTCGCTGACTACAGCTCCGGTCGGTGGGATGTTGGCGCTGTAGACCACGGCTTGACTCCTACTGTGTACTTATTTTGGCACTAATCATCGTCGTCTTCCTCGTCGTCGGGGTCGTCGATGGGCACCAGCACTTCGATTCCGTTAGCTAGTTTGCTAACAAAATCGCCGAGTATTTCGGGATTTTGGGGTGTTTTGAAGACGAATGTTGCATGGGTGAGGCCGTCTTCAGCATCGATTTCAATGTGAGTACAGCCGCCGCTAACTGTTTGGATCATTAGCCGTGATATGCGACTGCGATGATGGGAACAATGTTAGGTGTGCCAGAGCTGATGGCTGCAATACGCATACGGATGCGATTTGCGGGTTTTCCTGAGTAGAAATAGGCGTATTGGCCGTTGCTATTGATAGTTTTGCTGGTGTCAAGTTCGAAATAAGTGCCGCCGCCGTTGTAGGAGGCTTCGAAAGAGAGGGCGAAGTTGGCACCGCCGGTTACGACGGCCGCAAAGGTGAATTCGCTGCTGTCGGCGTGGACTTCAAACGAGTCGTTTACGGCGGTGAGGGCAGTTGTTTGGTGGTGTTCCACCAAGTTGGTGCCACGAGAGATGATGACGGCCATTATTTTCTCCGTTTTTTGGCGGTTTTGGCGGCTGCTTTGAAGGCAGCGGCGGTAGGAGCACCTTTTGTGCCAGGCTTGCGCATTTTTTCGCCGCTGCCGGTAGCGATACGCTTGCGTTTGGCTTGGATGTTTGAGTAAAGCCCACGCTTAGCCACTACTTTTTGCCCCTGTTACCACACACGATAGTTCGTTTTGCCGAGGGCTTCTGGTTTGGCAAGATTAAATGTCTGTAGACAAAGGTAGCCCAAGGCATCAAAAGCGTGGTCTACGCCAAGATTCTTGTTGGGAAGACCGGTTCCTGGGGCATAAGTCAAGGTGCGGAGGGACTTGATTAACTCTTTGCACTTTGGGTGGATGAAGAGGCGACGGGTTCCAGTGGCGTCGAGGAGGGCGGTGTTGACGCAGGTGATTTTGTCGCGGATCTTCCAAGGGTTGCGCGGGCTGGATACCGTGAAACCAGACTTGCGGAGGATGTGGTGGTCGGTTGCTCCAACGCCGGCGGTTTTGCGGGCGCCGCCCGTGGGGTCGGGACAAGTGATGATGCGGCGCTCGATGCCGTAGCGGGATTGGATTTCTTCGCAGAGATCCCAGGTGGTGGCGCCGCCGGTCATGATGATTTCGTCGAAGACCCAGAGCACGTCGCCTTTCTTGACGGCGCAGACGGCGCTCATTGGGTCGACGTTGAAGTCGACGCCGATGAGAAGTGGGAGGACAGCGAGGTCTTGAACGCCTTTATCGATGTTTTCGTCGCTGAAGCTGATGGCTACTAGGCCAGATAGGTTCTCGAACGATGCCTCAAATTCTTGGCGGAAGGTGCGCGGGTCGAGTTGGGCGCGAGCGGCTTCAATTTCCTCTGGTGGGACGTTATCGCCGTCAATCGTGGTGAATTGCCACCGTTTCCAGTCGTCATCGCCTTCGTCTGCATAGCACCAGAGGTCGTAGAACCAGCTGGCGGTGCCGTCGGGCGTGGAAATGAACAGTGCCCAGCCTTGTTTGTCGGCTAACGCGGGGCGAATCACCTCAAACCAGACTTCGCTGTCCATAAACGCGGCTTCGTCCAGCACCACGCCGGCCAAACTGCGACCACGCAGCGCCATGGCGTTTTCGGTGCCCTTTAGCTCGATGGTGGAGCCGTTGACGAGTTCGATCTTGAGGTCGGTTTCGTTTTTTGACTTGATCCAGGCTTTGGGGACCAGCTTTTTCATCACCTTCCAGGCGATGTCTTTTGCCATTCGGTACGTGGGGGCGGCGTAAAAGAAGGTTTCGCCGGGGCGTTCGATTGCCCCACGCAGTAATTCAATGCAGGAAAGGTAACTTTTGCCGAAACGGCGGCCGGCAACTAGAACGCGGAAACGCTTGCGGCTGCTGAATACCTGGCCTTGAGCGTATCGGAGATTGAGTGTTCCAGCCGCTTCGGGCATTTTTATGTAAGAGGGTACTTTCTAGGGTATTACAGGAATTGAACCCCTGCCCCCGTGTGTGACAGTAGAAGAAATTGAGGATATATCAGTAGGTTCCCTGGAGCTTGATACATTTGCACTATTTTCGGACCCTACCCCCAGGCACAAAAAAGCCGGAGGTTACCCCCCGGCTAGTTGTTTTGTGCTAGAATAACAGCTGCCAGGCAAGAGACAACGCAAGCGCGAACCAGAGGATCTTGGCTTGCTGCTGCAGCCGCTCGATGGTGGCGGCCTGGTGGTCGATAGCCTCGCAAGCGGTGGAGATGATCTCCGCTTTGGTGGAGGCAGAAGTGATGGAGCAGGTCATGGCGTTGTGTGCCTTGTTGACTCCTACAGTATAACAGTGGAGACCGCCGGAGCGGTCATACTGTTACACTCTGTAACATCAGCAAAGCTTATCGCCCATAGATCCGCAGAGCGCAAGCGTCAGCGGAAGCGCCACGATCGCGGCACTGTTCGAACAGCTCGCGGCTCTGGTTGTTCATGCTGACGCCAGCGCTAATGATGCCGAACAGCACGCCGAAGGGGAGCAGCGTGCGGAGCACCAAGGAAACGGTGCGGTCGGTGTTGGTCATGGTGGCCCAGTGGCTTGGCTTGCCCGTATTGTAGCAGAGCAGAGCGCCCATTGCGAGCGCTGCTGTCACACAGTGTAACATGACAGAGTGTTAAGCCGCGGGCCGCTGTGGTCGCTCCAGGCAGTAGATCTGCACCAGCGAACGGCAACCTTAGCCGCGTGGTGCTGATGTACTACTCCCGCGTGCATGAATAGCCGCCCCAGACATGAATGGGCCGCGGCCATAAATGGCTCAGTCCGATGAATGGCGCCGATCGTCGATAGATATAAACAACTGGGGAGCATTTGCGGCCTGTTGTTCTACACCAGATTCATTAACTACCTTGCCCAAACTGTC